AGACTCAACCTCATACTGAATAGCTTGTAGATGGAATGGCGTAGCATCAGGTACTGTGATCTCTGGGACTACTTCTGTATCCCAACCATTACCACCATTCTCGTCTTCTATAATACCAGTTCTAGGAACAAAGGGCGTATTAAATGGAGCATCTTGGGCTTCACCTATTTGTCTAATAGGCACCAACAGGCCATTAATATAGATGCCAGCACTCTCGTAAACACGCAAGTTAATGTTAGTAATCTTTTTGCGCTTCATGGTGTTCTGACCACCGCGAGTGCCAGGGTTGGTGTTAAGCGGCATAGTCTTTACTTTAACTAAAAAGTTTAATCCAACCTCTATTTCTCTAGTGACAAATCCTTCAAGCTCTGCGGCAGTAAGTGTTATTCCCCAATTGTCGCCTGCGCCAGTTACTACTCTATCTGCTAAAACATCTCCGTCAGCTAAAACACCTACTGTATAGCCAGCCAATCTTACGCCTTTATCAATAGGGAAAAAGACCATCTGCCCAGTAGTAGTAGCTGTACCTTTAAAACTAGACTCCAAAAGGTAATCAAAATCCCACTTCTCAATATCTACAGAACCCTGATTGCCACCTGTAGTTGTTCTTGATGTAATTAAATACAGGTCATCGCCAACAGCGGAGCAAGATTGCAACGTGTTTTCTCTAGTAAATCCACCTCCAGGAGCGCCAACATGAGGAGTCCATCGAGTAAATCCATTAATGTCTTGGTTTCTCATTGTGTTAAGAACAGCAGCAGTACCATCTTCATTAATTATAAATACCCAGTTAGCGTCTTCTGTTGTAGTGCCTGACAAAATAGCAAAATCTTTTGGGTTGTTAATTAACTGAGAAGATAACACTGACAAGTCATTAGACGTATAAGCATCTTCATTAAAGCTGTACAAATATTGGCGAAGTGTATTGCCATTTTTATCTACAAACAAAGTTGCGCCATCAACAGATTTTGCTTCTAAGTTAAATGACCCATGCTGAGTTTGAGCTTCTACTTCAATAGTAGATGGTGTTAATCCTTTAACTGTAAATTCTGCACCAGAGCAAAAAACCTGAAGCCCTCTGTCTGGATTAATATCTACAATATTTGTTAGCTCACGAGAATCAATGGTAATAAAGATACCGTTGTCATCATCACCTTCAATGCTATAGAAATCTAAAAATGATCCAGCTCTTGAGGCAAATAAACTTTGCTGTCTTGGCTTTACACCACCAATCCACAAACGGCCTTCAAAGAAAACGCCTTGCTTTGGGTAGCCCCTCTGAATAATATACTTCCACTCAACAGTTCCATCGGTAATACTAGAGGCTGTTCCTGTAGGGCCGTCAATTCGTACAAAGTCCCATGTAACAGTTCCGTCAGTAATTCCAGTCCCAGTTCCTGATGGGCCAGGAAACCCGCCTGTTGTTCCAGCTACAACGCACTTGTAAACATAGCCGTTATTTGCTCTTTCAGTATTTAAAGTAATAATTTGACCAGCTTGCCAAGGACTTACATTCTCTGATGTTCCTGCTGTAATACAAGAATACCACTCACCAGTAATTGACAATACCGCGTCACCAATAGAAAACGCTGTATTTGCTGTCCATGCAGGAGGCTTAACACTCCATACTGGCTCATGTCTTGGAGAGCCTTGTTGAAAAATTGCAAAAGCTACAGTCTCATTGGATGCGGCATTATCGTTAGTAGAAAACCCAGCAAACAATTCAAACTTATCGGCAGAGTCATTAGCTATTTCAATGCGGAATGTTGTTCCAGTAGTGTGTGATACTGTTACTCCAGTGTCATTAAAAACAGGCATTTCTTGCAAGTTTTTTTGCAGATTAAAAGCAGTTGATGACCGTTCGTCAGCATTAGTATCGCCAGCATAAGTTATATTTTTACTTAATACGCCTTGTACATCTACCTGATATGTTTCACCAGAGGCAAACCCAGCACCAAAAGTTACATCTTGAATAGCAGTAACAGGCTCAGGGCTATATTCATCGTCATAATCCCACACAGGAATATTAGCAAAAGGAACCTCACCCGAAGTAAAGGCATCAGCATTGTCATTGCCGTCAAAAATAACTCGTTCAGGTGGGTAGTCGCCATGAAACATTAGCATTACGCCTTCTGTTTGAGCAACCTTAACGTCCTGTATATCTGCCTGTAGGTAAGGAACAACTACGTCAGCAACATAAGTTGTATTCGGATTTCCTGCATGGGGAGTCCTGTAAAAGCGCAAGTTCTGATTTGTTAGTACGCACAAATAATTTTGATTTGCCGCATACTCCCAAGCAAATGTTTTATTGCCGGTAAAGTTAGCAGTTCCAGTTTCTGACTTAAAACCAAACTCACCAATGCGAAGTTTGTATGCAGACCCAACTCTAAAGTCACTTGTAATTCTCCAGTATTGCTTTTGCAAGCCATCAATCTGGACTCTGTGACTTCTTTCAGAGGATGTGTCAATACGAAACGAACCAACTCTAGTCCAAGTATCATCCATCCCGCTATCTGACCATTCTATAAAAATATTACCGGCTCGGTCATATCCATTAGTTGCTGGAGTTTGTAATACGGTTACGTTTCTAACATCAATAAACTCAAAATTTGGAGGGTTTCCCAGCAAATTATATGTAGCAATTGTCCAATCTTCTGTTGGAGAAAAGTTTGCATCAGTTATTGAATATGTGTTGTCGTTGCCATCATTCATTGTTAGTGGATTTCCACCCACAGTTTGACCGTTAAACTGGCCAATAAAAGGATTAACGGCAGTCTGCCTAATAAGAGGCTTAACAACCGTATCTATGAACTTAGTTCCAGGTCTACGCTTAACGCCACCTTGAGGGACAATAACTACATTATCAGCGGTCTGTGCGCCTTTGTAGTATTGCTCAAGATCGGTACGGCCCATTAGTAATGGTGACAACTCACCACTGGCAAAGCTGGTTTGCTGAAATTGTGACTTAGGCATTAGTACCTCACGTTAATAAATGGGCGATCCTGGATAGCTACTTGCGGGTGTTGCTGTGAGTCAGTGTATCGAGCCATGCGACTAGCGTTCAAGTATTGCTGGGCTAGTGTTTGCATAGAAGAAGCACTGTCACGAATAGAAGGTGCGAAGTCCATGCCCAAGGCATACTCAATCATCTTGGCAAAGTATGCGGGCCAATCAGCCTCGGAAGGCTTACGGATGTAATCACAGAAAAGTGTACCGCTATAATTGCAGTAGACTTTATTGTTTATAATTTGGTATGGGATACTGGGATCAAGTTTAATTAATACCAGCATATCGGCAGGAAGCGTATATGAAGTTTGCCACTCGTCACCTACTGGAGCAGCTACATCTTTACTAAGCTCTGCAATGCTACGAGCAAAACCCCAGCGATGCTTGCTAAGTTCGCTCTCAATGATATTGTCGTATAGGCTAGTGGCTACAACCTGAGCGCGAGTACCGCTAGTCAGGGATGTCAGTGGCACATCGCCAATAAGAATAAGAGCATTATTAATTAACGATAGCTTACTGTTTGCCATAAAAAACCTTTATATGTAAAGAAAGGGGCCACCGAAGCAGCCCCATTCAGTTTTACTACTTAATCAGTGATGGTTGTTCCAGCCGCTGTAGTAACAACGCCTGCCGCACTAATTGATCGAACATAGGTGATGTGCAAGTAAGCTGTGCCTACTTCGCGGGTAACATTGATCTGATCACCCTTTTGTAGAACATCTGCTGCTTCATCAAAGTAGCTAACAAGTTGCAGGACTGGGCCAGCAGCATTGTCAGCAGCTTCAGAAGCATTATACATCCATAAAGTGCCACCAGTACCAGCACCACCAATTCTTGATAAACCTTGTCTTTCAAAAGCCATGATAATTCTCCTTATGCAGTTTTGTCGTATTGAACTTTAACGATACCAGAAGCATCGCGTGATACAGCACCAGCTTTCAGCATACCGTTACACAACCAAGAAGTACGGTCAGCAATCCAATCAACATCAGTCTTCATGTCGATGCCAACAGCAAGGCCAACAGAGTCCTGAGAAAAGAAAAATGAATCAACGATGTTAGCAGCTTCAGGCAAACCACCTTCGGCACGATCTTCCATAACGATAAACTTAAAGCCACCGAAAGTATCAACTTCGCCAGTTACCAATGCCTTAACATTGTTGTAATCAAAGTTACTAAGCTTGTCGTCATTT